GCTTTAATTTTAGAGGTGGTACAAATATGTTTGAGCCACAGAATATAGGTATGCCGGGATTTGGAGATCCAGCACTACTTGCCGCAATGCAGTTCCCTATCGTAAATTATTTAGAACAATATCGTTCAGCAAGACAGCCTAAAGTTAACTCAATGGACGGCTTATTTAAGGACTATTTAGCATGACATACTTAAATTTAGTAAACAATGTCCTTAGACGTTTGCGAGAGGACGAAGTAACAACTGTGTACGCTAATACGTATAGCACTATGGTTGGTGACTATATTAACGACGCTAAGACACTAATGGAAAATACTTGGGATTGGTCACAGCTTAGGTCTACTGTTACGATTACTACTGCCGCAGATGACTACACGTATTCTCTTACAGGTTCACAGGACTACGGTAAAGTACTGACTATGGTTAACGATACATCTAATATAATTATGGAGTATCGTCCTCAGTCTTGGATTGACGAAAAGTATCTAATAGGAACACCTGCATCTGGTACACCTTCTTTTTACACTTACAACAGTGTTGATTCTAACGGTGACTCACAGATTGATGTGTATCCTAAACCTGATGGTGTTTACTCTATTAAAACTAAGATGGTAATTAGGAATGTTCCTTTGTCTGTTGATGCAGACACTCTTGCTATTCCTAGTCAGCCTGTTATTCACATGGCAGTAGCTCTGTTAGCTCGTGAACGTGGCGAGACAGGCGGTACATCTACCCCTGAGTACTTTGCTATAGCTGACAAATACCTATCAGATGCAATCGCTATGGATGCACAGAAGCACCCTGACGAAACCATCTGGTACACACCGTAGGAGTAAGCATGGCCCAGCCACTACAGAGTATTAACTTAGTTGCTCCTGCTTTTATGGGGATCAACACTGAGGATTCTCCTATAGCACAGGATACTGCTTTTGCAGAAGTTGCTGATAACGCTATCATTGACAGGCGTGGTCGTTTAGCTTCACGTAAAGGTAACACTGTTTTAAGTACAAACAAAACGGTACTAGGTACAGACTACCTACATAAGATACACGAGTTTTATGACAGTGCAGGTAACGAAGTAATCTTTAGTACTGGTAACAATAAGATTATGACAGGCACTGCGACACTAGTGGATGCTTCTCCGGGGTCATATACAATTTCAGCTAACGATTGGAAGATTGTAAACTTTAACGATCATGCTTACTTCTTTCAACGCGGTTATGAACCTTTAGTCTATAGCCACTCACTAGGGGCAGTAACTAAAATGTCTAGTGTATCTGGCGCTCATGTAACAGCTAGTCAGTATTCTAATGAAGTTCTTGCTGCTTATGGTAGGTTGTTTGTTGTAGGTAATGCGACTAATGATAGTATTATTTATTGGTCTGACTTGTTAGTAGGACACAACTTTAGTAGTGGCTCTAGCGGATCTATAGATGTAGCTAAGGCATGGCCTAATGGGTTTGATAAAGTTGTAGCTCTTGCCGCACACAATAACTTTCTTATTGTCTTTGGTGAGAATAATATAATTGTTTACAGTGGGGCAGACAGTCCTGCATCTATGGCTATCCATGACACCATTGCTGGTGTAGGTTGTGTAGACAGAAACAGCATACAAGACATAGGAACAGACCTTTTGTTTTTAACTCCTACAGGTCTAAGAGGACTAGGTAGAACTATACAAGAAAAGTCTCTACCTATTACTGACTTGAGCAGAAACATAAAGCAAGAGTTAATTGCTAATACATTGGCTACTACTAAACCTGTTAGCACTGTGTACAGCCCTGAGAACTACTTTTATCTTTTGTGTTTTGCTGATCTTAATTTAGTGTACTGCTTTGACATAAGAGCAACGCTAGAGAACGGAGCGTACAGAGTTACTCGTTGGCCCAGTGTTGACTTTAAGTCGTTCCAAAGAGATAGGAACGGTGATATATACATAGGGTGTGTAGATGGCTTAGGTAAGTATGACAACTACAGAGACAACGGAAAGTCTTACCGCTTTAGGTACTTTAGTCCGGGCCTTACGTTTGGTGATCCAGCAAAGATTAAGATGTTAAAAAAGATTAGACCTACTTTGCTTGGAGGAAACAACTCAGATATTTTCCTAAAGTGGTCTTATGACTTTTCAACAGATACCAGTTCTAGTACTTTTAGGACAAGCAGTGATATTCCCGGTTTTTACGGTCAGTCTGAATATACTGACGCTGACTTTTCTGCTGAAGGAATTACTATAAGCAGGAACTCACTAAACACAACAGGGTATGGATCTGTAATTAACGTGGGCCTTGAGACAGACATTAACGGCTTTGCTTTGTCTATACAGGAAATGAACGTATTAGCACTATTAGGTAAAACGATATGATGAATTATGATAAAAATAGGAGTAGTTACTAATGGGGTTTTTAAGCGATATTGTAGATGCCTTTGTTCCTAGTAACATTGAGAGTCTCTATACTCAGCCTATTCCACAAGCGTCGGCTCCTAATGTTTCATTTAGGCCGTTTACCGTGTCGGGGCCAACAGGTGGGGTTACTGCGTCAGCAAGCGGCACTCAGTTTTCTCTAAATCCTACTGGTCAAGCTTTACAAGACGAGCTAGAGGCTAGTGCCCTGTCTAGATTTGCTAATACTCCAGCAAACTACATGGAATTAGGCAGTGCGCGAGAACAGGCGCTGGGCGTTGGTCAACAGTTTACAGCCCAAGCCGGTAACTACGGACTGCCTATGGCCGACAGAGAACAAGAGGTGTATGACCGCATTAGGGCTACACAGCTTGGTGAAGAAGAAAGACAGAGGCTTGCCTTAGAAGAGCGTTTGTTTAATCAAGGTCGTATGGGTGTACAGACATCTATGTTTGGTGGTACACCAGAGCAGTTTGCAATGTCTAAAGCACAAGCAGAAGCTCAGAACCAAGCATCCTTGATGGCTATACAACAAGCACAAGCAGAGCAACAACAACAAGCGGCTCTTGGGGCACAGTTTACTACTTTAGGCTCTGGTCTTACGGCACAACAGCAGGCACTTGAGTCTGGTCAGCAACAGATGGGATTAGGTGCACTTCAGGGTGCTTACGTACCACAGGCGGCTATGCTGTCAGCGTTCTCTCCAGCACTCAACGTAGCGTCTTTGGCAGACGTAGCACGTAGACAACAAGGTGAGCTTGGTTTAGAAGCGCAGATGGCTAATATTTCTGGACTTGTTGGTCAAAGGGCCGCGCTGGCTAATATGTACGGTGGTATCTATGGTGGTCTAGGCTCTGGTCTAGGCGGGTTACTTGGTGGTCAATTAGGCTCTTCAATTTTTGATAAAATCTTTTAACCTAAGACAACAATCACCTAAGACAACAGGATAAATAAAATGGCTACTAATATAGGTTCAATTTTAGCTCAATCTGGAGCGACTACTGGTCAACTTATGGGCGGTGGCATTGCTAATCTCGGTGCTGGTTTAAGTTCTGGAATAGGCGGTATGTTGACTCGACGGCGAGAGAGAGAGCAAGAAGAAAAACAGCAGCAAACAGCAAGGCTGGTAGCAAGCGGTCAACAAATGGAAGAGCAAGCAACGGCTCTTGCTGAACAAAGACGAAAAGGCCTTCTTACAAAACAGGCTATTCAGCTTGCTCAAAAGGATGGTGATACAGCGTCACTTCAAGCTATTGGTCTTGGCGCTCTTGATCCTGCGGAGTACTTGAAAAGCAGGGCTACTTCCGGTAAAGTTGAACCAGTTACCCTACCTGCTGGCTCTGCTTTAGTAGACCCAATGACAGGAGAGACTATTGCTGAACGTGGGTTTAAGCCTGAGAAGCCGACTGACAAAGGAATAAAAACAGTAGAGCGTAAAGATGGTTCAGTAAGTATATTAAACGCTAATGATGGAACATTGATTGGCACGTTGGACCCACCCGGAAAAGGCGAGGGTGACCGTGATGCAGCTTTAAACCTAATCGCGCAAACCACCAACTTCATCCAAGACATTGATGATTTGATGGACCCCGGATTTACTGAGGCAGGTTTTATAGGCGGGGTGTCCTCAATGGTTCCCGGAACTCCTGCATACGACAGAGAAAAAGAACTACTATCTATCAGGGCTAGACTTGGCTTTGATCAGATCAACGAGATGAAGCGTCTAGCGGCTGAGTCAGGAGCATCAGGTACTGGCTTGGGACAAATTTCTAACATTGAATTTATGTCGCTACAGTCTACTATTGATGCTATCTATACAGGTATGTCAGGCGAGGCACAAGACAAGGCTCTAGCAGCGATTAAAAAGCACCTGCTGAATGTGCAGAGGCTGGCCTCTGGTATTGCTCCTGCTGACGCCATTGAATGGAGTAAGCCTGAGTACAAAGCTGTAGGCTATCACCAAGACCCTGAGACAAAGATGGTCTTTTACGCCCCTGACGGACCAAATGGGACTAAATACAAACTTGTAGACGGTAAATTTGTCAAGATAGGAGCTTAACGTAATGTCTCTTGCAGAAGATATGGAAGCATTTGACAGAGCCTTTGTCGTACCTGCTGAAGGCGAACCTCTGGTGTCTGAAGAGCAGAAGAAAGAAATGGTGATTGATGACGAATCAGCGTTTTCTAGGGCATTTGAGAGTGACGCAGTAGACTTAGATAACTCTGACGTAGAGACAGAGGAATCGTCCCTGTGGAACAGGTTTTTCTCTGAGCCTTACCAAAGAGGAGTCGAACGACAAGCCCAGACTATGCAGAGGTTGAGACAGAGCCAACCTACAGCGGCTAGTATCTCAGCAGCCATGAGTGATCCTGCGGTACTTGAGGAGCAGTACAGGCAGTCCACAAACCTACCGTCTGTTCTTTTGCAGACAGTCACTACACCCCTCAGAATGGCCTTTGATTCTGCGTCTGAGATGGTTATGTTTGGTGCAGAAAAAGGCGTGGCTATGCTCCCTGAAGGACTCAAGGAAGGGGCCGCAGAGCAGTTTCAGGCATTGATGCAAACCAAGGGTGGGCAGATGGCTTGGAATGCTGCTGGTCAAGGCATGGATGCGTGGAAAGAGTTTGAGAAAAACTATCCTAATGAAGCCGCCAACCTTGTCGCTATCATGGACTTAGGCTTTACTAAAGGTGCAGGGCCACTCGTTAAACAGAAAGTAAAACCTATGAAGCTAGAGCGTATAGGTATGCGTAACGAAGTTAAGCCTCTAGCTGGAGGTGACGCAGACGTATACAAAGTTTTGTTTGAGGGCAACAAGAAAACCCCTGAGCAGGTAAAGCTAACTGAAGATCCTAAAGGATTATTAGGTACTCAAGAACAACTAGCGTCTGCTGAACAGTTAGAGCTTATAGACATAGCTAAGTCCGCAGGAGTCTCTGGCAACAAAACTCTACAGGCAAACCACAACGCATTTCAGCAGTACTATGATACTTTAGAAACTAACTTAATGAAAATGTTAGCAAAGAACGAAAGAAAAGTTAACTGGGCTGAGTTAGACGATAATTTAAGGGCCAATATGAAAGCTCAGTTTGACGAAATGGTAGCAACTAACCCAAAACTTATGTCTTCAAAACAAGCAAAGCAGGAGACAGCTCTTTTGTACAAAGAAGCTCTGGCAATTTTGGATGAGCAGGGAGGAACACTTCAAGGGTTACGTGTCACGCGATCTATGTTTGACGATAGAGCAAATAGGATGGGTTACGATTTATCTGGTGATTCTCTAACTACTAGAAACTTAGCGGCGATGGCTGTTCGCAGGGCCGTAAACCAAACCGTATTTGATGTAGTACCTTCAGCAGAAACTTTATTCTCTAAAATGTCTAAGGTTATACCTTCTCTAGGTGCTTTGAACGCTAAGGCAGCTACAGAAGCTAAGACACGCTTTGGTCGATTTATTAGTTCATTAGGTCTTCAGAAGTACGCTGGTAGTACGGCGCTAGGTGTAGCAAGCAACGCCATCTACGTCTTAGGTGGCACAGCAATAGTAGGTCCGTATGCTTACATTAAAAACCAACTAAAGAGGCCCGGACCAGCAAAAATAAGAGCTAAAGCTGCTTATCTCAAGCGTGATATGTTTGGCGAAATTAAGAAAGCAATACAGTCCACAAAAGACCCTGTGGAGCGTAGTATGCTACAACGGGACAGCAAAGAGATTTATACGTATCTAAACGCTGTGTTCAAGCAGATTGAGTCTGAGCTAGAGCAGGAAGAAACTGAATGAAGTGGTTAGAGAAACTTTCTAATAACTTTGCTAGGTCACTTGAGGCTGAATCGCAGGCATATCAGTCTGGGTTTGGTGCTATAGGTGACGCTGTTGATGCTGTGTCTGAAGCAGAGCTACGTCCTGTACGTTCTGCGTTGGGTGACAGCCCAGAAGAGTTTACCAAAGAGGACGTTGTTATACCTAGGGCAAGCGTACTTGGTATGAACATGAGCAACCCTCAAGAAGAAATGCCTAATCAGCGCATACCTAAAGAGTTAGTAAACGCTGGTTTGGATATGGCTTTAGCTCCTTCAAACCTATTGGGTGCGGGACTTGTGACTAGCGGTATACGTGGGGCAAAACGGTTGGCAGGAGCAAACAGCGGTCGCGGGAATGCACTGTCTTCAGCGCCTAATTACATCCCCAACTTTTACGGTCCGTCTAACACGGCACAGCCCACGCTAGTTGACGAAATGATTGCCTCTAGGGTTCCTAGGTTTGAAAGTCCCCAGCAGGTAGCTGACGCCAGAGAAAAAGTAGGGTCTTTTGTCAATTGGATGGGAAACTCTGCTGTTCGCGGAGTAGAGCAGGTTTTAAACCCTAGTTCTAGAGCCTTGTATAGAGAAACAGGAATTAACAGAACCAGCCAAGAAGCGGCTAAAGAAGCTCTTGAAAAAGGCGGCTCACGGGACATAGGAAAAGCTGTTGCACAGGTTCAGGCATCTGACATTCTTATTCCAGATCAAGCAGGCCGCAGAGGTCCGGTGTCTCCTGACGTTAAAAATATAGAAGAGAGAAGTTATTTAACAGAGGCTGTTCCAATACAGCAAGGTTCGTACACTAGATTAATTAAAAAGAACGACTTGAAGGGTAAGTACGAATCTGGAAGAAATGTTGGTGTAGCAGATAAAGATTTGAAACTTATTGACGAACACGTTAGAACAGTCTGGAGAGATGCGGATGGTACGTCTATTGGAAATTCTCCCGGTTCTCATATTAGAATTAAAAACGCTGGTGCTGGGGATCAAGTAACTGGAGCGCACCACGCAGACTTTGCAACAAAGAGTACTGTTTTAACTTCACTGCGACCTTTATTTAAAAATGGTAAAAATGCCACTGTCCCGCAGCTTCACGCTTTTATTAAAAATCTAGATAACAGTAAAATACGTTTACATCCAAAATCTAAAACTTTGGAAGACGCTCAAGAAAACGGACTTTGGATTACAGGGTCTTTTGTAGGAAACGCTGTTACAGAGGGCGGTGTAAACTATATTGCTAAAGTAAATCCAAATGGTAGAGTAATGGCTGTAATATCAGATGAGCATAATTTTTTAGAGAAGACGCCAGTTGTGGGTACTGTGGTATCTGGTGGACTGCCTAACAGGTCTTTATCAGTAACACCCCCAATGCACTTTGACATTAAGAAAAACAAAGAAAAGATAAAGTCTGCACAACCTAAGAAAAAAGTAGACGTTAGAGAAAGCCTGAGAAACATAGCAGAAGCTAAACCGTCTCAGAGAATGCTAACTCAAGAGAGAAAGGTAAACGCAGGTGCTACTACATTAGGCGCAGGTATGTTAACCGGAGGAAACCGTGAAGAACGACGATAAGCACACAGTAAGCTACACATCTTTGGACTACCACACTATGTGTCAGAAGTCTAAGGACCGCATTAAGAAGATGCAGAAGGAAGGAATACCTACGTCCCATGACCCTAAAGATAAGCCAGAGGACGTAGGTGGTAACGACAGAGGTTACTCTATCTTCTTTATGTCTTAGATTTCACAGTTGTTACCTGTGCAAGCTAACTGCTGGCTACCTTCAGTCATATCAGACTCCTCATTGATATCCCAGTTGATTTCAGTAGGGAAGTCCTTCTTGAGTGACTTGAGGGTAGCCTTGTCCACAGGTTCATAAGGGGCTTGTTGGTACGTGTGATCTGAGTAAGGAAGGAACGAAATTCCTGACACCTTGTCAAACTTGTTGTACAACCACTGGCCTACCTCTAGAAACTCGTGGTCACGGTAGTAGCAAGTCATAGACGGCTTGTGTTCACACCAGTAGTCCTGATACATCTCCCACAACTCTAGCTGTTCTATCGCGCCCATGTCTGAGGCTGTCACAGCGCCCTCTGGTGATGCGATAGGAAAGCTGAACACCTTGGTACTAGGGTTCATCACATCGTCCTCTACAGGCACACCAGCGGCCTCTAAGACCACACAGAGGGGATCACGAGCGTCAGCACGAACACGTCGAATATACTGTGGGCTAAAACGAGGATGGCACCCACTAGCACTATCGACCAACTGACTAACAGTACCGCTAGGCTTAATTGCAGTAATTGCTGTAGAGGGACTAATGTTAAGTCTCTCAGCCCACCGCTTGTTAGTCTCGATTGCTTCCTCTCGCATCTCTGTGAGCCACTTCTTAAGCTTTGCATTGTCACCTCGTCCTGATAGTAAAGGATGGTCCATGATGCCCGTCAGTGACACCCCTAGTAACGCCTCTTCCTCAGTGTTAGTCTTCCATATCTTGCGTAAGTATCTAAAGTCAGTTAGCGTAGCCTGTAGCGTACCTAAGATAGACGCTATACGTACCTTGTGCTTCAAGGTGGCTAACGTGTCCTGAGGTCTTACTACGACTTCTGACAAGTTGCAAAACTGGTTAGGACGTAGAATTATCTCAGAACATGGGTTAGTTCCAAACTCGTGGTCAGGGTCACGCCTACCGTTCTTAGCTGCTTGTTTCTGACTAGCGACACGAGAGAACATACCACGTTCACCAGAGCGTGACTCGTACAAACTAGTCCACTCATTTAGGTAAGCCTCAAAGTCAGGCTTCTCTGTGTAGCAAGCAGAGTTGTTGGCTAGACCCCTATGTGGACTATCTACCCACCACTGACCTGTCTTAGCTCGACGTAGGCGATCGTCAGTTAAGTTAGAGAGTGAGATAAGGGCGCTACGTCTGACTCCTCCGACCACAATACACGATGCTATCTTACAGCAAAGATCGTGGCATTCAATGGATGTAAGTTTTCTTCCAGCAGCTTCTCGAAAGATTTCGACTGTAAACTTGAAGAGGTCAACGAGAGGTTCTGGACCACTTGCACGACCTCCGAAAGTTTTAAGTGCGGAACCCGCAGGTCGTACTCTGCTAACGTCCCACTGGGGAATTTGACCTGAATACAACAGTGATACCAGTTCCCTAAACGATTTCGCCCATCCGACCTTTGAATCGTCAACATTAATAACTGTGTCTGTTCCATGAAACTCCTCTGCGACTTCTGGCAACTTAGATACGTACTGGCGTTCTACTGAGTAACCCACTCCTGTGCCACACATGAGGACGTACATCATCTCATCAAAGGCCTTAGGGTGGTCAATAGGTAGGTAGCTACAGTTAAACCCTGCTACGTTGTCACGGTCTAAGGCTTCCCCTGCGGTCATCAATGCCCTCATGCTGGGCATAACGTCTAGATCATGTATAGCCTTGAAGATATCAGATACTTCAAAGTCATTGAGGTCTGCTTTGTCTACCCAGTAGTTAACATAACGATTAACTGTCTCTTCCCAAGTCTCACGTCGTTGTTCCTCTGGTAGGTATCGTGCGTAGCGTGACTTGTGTATGTATTGTTGATATGCATCCATCTATTCTGTTACTCCTAATGTCTCGTTTAATATGGCTTGTGACGCTAACTGTAGAAGCATGTGTACACCATCAGGGTACTGTTCATTAGATGCTACTTCAAACATCTCCCCGTCTTCATACATAACTACAACTACTTTAGGACTTCTTTTCTCTTCTTCCATTACTAAAGCTTTGGCAGCAAAAGCCGTCAGAAACTCAGCAGTGGTAATCTCTTGTTCCTCTTCTTCTTTCTTACCTCCAAACTTACCTTCTACTACACGCATAGTTCTCTTAGGTTCAAAGTCTGTTGTGTCGTCATCACTCATGTACTAACTCCTTTATCAACCACTCTAGATACACACGGGCCTTACGTAAATCCTCTACTCCGTTCTTGTACTTGTATCTGTGGATGTACTTGTGTACGTTACCCTCGCAGTAAGCACGAAATTCATCACCCAGTTGTTGCTTGATGTAATCAATAGCCTCGACGCCGCCCTTGTTGTAATGCTCTGGTTTGTCAACTACGTCTACCTTGATCCACTTCTTCTCTGGTTTTGTCACCTCATCCCACTCTGCGGGTGTCGCGTTGTCAATACTCATAAACCTCATCCTCTAGTTCCTCTGTAAATTGATCTAACTTTCGTATGAGTTTGTCTTCAAACCTGTCTAGTATTTCCTCAGATGAAATCTGTAACGCCTCTAGTAGATCGTCAGGGTCATACAAATGCAAAATCTTCTCCTTAATTTCTTCTAGTGTCAGTGACATAATCAACTAATTCCTTTAGTGTGTCTATAGTATACCATAGAATCTCGTGTTTGTCACACCATTGAGCCATTGTATTCTTGGTACTTTTACTTACTTTTTGGTTAGGCTTCATCAGTACAAATATGAGTTCATGCGTCTTTGGCAAACACTTAACGACCGAACGATACTTTTGTGTGTCGCCTGAGCGAAAGTATCCTTTGCATTCAATGAGGTAAGTTTTTCCGTTTCTTTCGTACACAAAGTCTGGGGTGTACTTACGTTCGATTCTGTACTCAATCTGCCACGGCTCATAGCTAAAGCCGTATGGTTGTAGCTGTTTCGATACGTCATATTCAAACCCTGATCTAAATTCATTAGGATACTTCTTGGACTTTCGGCTCATTGATCACCTCTGTTAAATACCTTGGACCACTTGAGTACAAGAAAGTACGCAGACCTGACCAACATACGTGCTTGTACTGGCAATAAGAGCAACCCACTGCTAACTTTTGGTTGCCACTTTTTCCGTCTGGTACGACATCGTGACACACCTCTGGCCACTCTGGTTGCTCTACTAGCTTTTTTACGCGTTCTATATGCTCCTCTATATCGTAGCCAATCTTAGCGTATACAGGAGCCTGTGTGTCATCAGAGTCGTACATCAGATAAGTTAGATGTCCGTTCTGTTTATCCATAGCTAACCAACCAAACTTTGTTTCTCCTTCTGAATGTGCATAGCCCTTAATTTGAGCAATGTACCCAAACGGGTCATCAAAAGCGAGACTTCCGTCTTTGAATTTTTTAAACCCAAAAGTGGAAGTGCTTTTAACATCAGTGACAACACCATCAATTTTGCAGTCCATGTGGCCCACAATACCTGCGACTTCACATTGCTTTTGTTCATCTGTCACCTCGTGTCCTGAGAGCCTAGTGAGAAACAGAAGCATCTCCTCAATCAGATGCCCGTACATAAACTTGACATACGTGTTAGGCGTCATATCCTCTTGTACGTCAGAGTTATTCACGGCGTTCCAGAGGTAGCGATCATCTCGCCCAATGTTAGACATACGTAACTTACGACCGTCGTTACGCTCCTCAGTGAACAGTTTAGTCATAAGACTCTTACAGCCTTCTCCAAACTTGTCTATCTCATCGTATAGGTCCACGTCCTCTGGTATTTCTTTGGTAGCGACTACTTTGTATATGTCCTCTACCAGTGAGTATATTTTGTTCATTTATGGTTCCCATTTAAGTAATTAATAGCGGCCTGTAGTACTTCTGTATCATCGTTGAACCCGCCTAGCGCCCTGTTACATTTATGGCACAGCCAGCCTCTAAAGGTTTCTTGTTCGTGATCGTGGTCTAGTACCCAGCTTCCGTTCTTAGTGTTTCCTTTGCCTTTTACGTCCTCCTCTGATCCCTTGCAGATGGGGCAGTGGTAGCCCTCCTGCGGCATACCATGTTTCTCCCTAAGTTGTTTACGGACCTTTTGCATCTCGTTGTTACATTTGCGGCACTCAGCCCTGAGGTAGTTACCACCTGAGGCCATGTTGTAAGCGTCCAGTGGTAGATACTGGTCACACTTTGAACACGCCTTTCCGTGGCCTGCGCCTAGATCCTCATGTTCAAAAAAGCACAGTTGATCCATCAGTGTGTGTCCGACCACGTTTGTCCAACTTTATACTCTCCGTCGAGTGGGCACCTGAGGTCGAATGATAGACCCGACGCCTTGATGCACTCAACTGCGAGCCACCCAAACTTCTCTGCTTGTTCTGTGACAACCTCCGTTTGTATTTCATCGTGTACGTTCCCTACGAATCTGTAGTCAATCTTGTGCTGGGTAGCGTAGTCATCTAGAAGAACCAAAGCCCTCTTCATAATGATAGCGCCAGCGGCCTGTAGTAACGTGTTCAGTGCACTATGTTCTGATCTGACCCAGAGCTTACGTCCGTCGATTCCGACGAGATAGCCTTTCCTAGACGCTTGTCCAACTCGTTCTCGTAGAGTTTCAAGAGCAGGTGTATTTCGTAGAAAGCGCCCCCTAAGCTCACTGCCATCTCTTGCAGTTCCTCCGACGATGCTTCCAATTTTTGCGTCCCCTGCTCCGTAGAGGAAAGCGTAGATGAAAGTCTTTGCCTGAGGTCTTGTTGCAAGTCCCGCAGCAACTTGATTTCTGGTGTGAATATCTTCTCTAAGTAGGACACTAGTAAACTCCTCATCGTCCATGTAGTGAGCTAACATACGTAACTCTAGTCCACTGGCATCAACACCTACCAGCTTACGATCCTCAGGTACTATCCAGCAGTCTCTACACTCCTTACCGTACTGAGAGTTAACTGAAGGCACCTGTGCCATGTTAGGGGTCTGGTGCGTCATACGTCCTGTGACTGCTCCGTTTGTTGTGACCCTACCGTGTACCCTGCCATCATCCTGTACGTGTTCTAACCAAGACGATACCTGTGCGTACCGCTTCTGTAGCAAGAGGTACTCTAAGACCTGAACAGCCTCCGGTACGTGTTTGTTCTCCTCAAGGGTCTTTTCGTCCACCTGCGGCCTACCGCTGGGCGTGAGTTCCGACCATACAGCACCCTTAGCCTCAAGTCTTTCTGCAACCTGTTGGCGTGAGCCAGGATTGAAGATAGTAACCTTATCCTTAAGGCGCTTGCCTGTCTTGTCTGAGATCCTTTCCTCGACAATAGGCGGGAACACTTTCTGGAGTTCATCCTCAATAACATACATACTCTCCTTGAACCTAGCGCACAACGTGTGACACAGACGCTGATCTAGTAGCCATCCGTTGCTCACCTGCTCCTGTATGATCCACTGTACCTCGTGTTCTAGATCAATGCACTGTTGCGAGAAGTCTGACAGTTCAACCATGAGTCGCTTGTACACTTCCTGTGTTACCTCAGTGTCCCTGATGCAGTAGTCGATCATAGCCGGTGTCAACTGTGACCAATCCTCGTGATCTCCCTTAGCGTAACCTAGGATGTTGCCCCAGTTCCGCAACGAGTGACCACCAGACCTACTAGGTTCTGCTAGTCTAGACAGTACTAGAGTGTCAGTGACCATGCTCCTGTCAAAAGTAAAAGACCAAAGACGCTCGACCACAGGAACATCAAAGCCAATTCCGTTGTGGAATACGAACGTAACCGGCGCTTTACGCGATACATACTGTTTGAAATCTTGCTCATTACATATTACCTCACTCTCTCCGTTGTGTAGACAGACAGCACACCAGATAACGCTAGGGTTTAGCCCGTCAGTTTCAATGTCACAGTAGACAAGGTTCAAAACTCAGTCTCCACTAAATATAGTAAACGTAGCAATACTTTGGTTTTAACTGTATTGGCTCTAATAAACCAGCCTCCAGTTTTTCCCTTAATTTTTTAACAAAAGGTTTATACTCCCCTTTATACTTTGTCCTTAAAGCACGAGAGTGATATAATCTTCCTGTTTCTTTGTCAATAAACCCTTTATCTTTACCACTCATTCCAACAAACTTAAAATTAGAGGCCTTGTATATTACTCCTGTGTGCCCGTAATTAGGATCAGCATACGAAACAATACATTTAACTGTGTTGCAATGCCTTTTAATATGTTTTAAACACTGGCTTATTACCCTAGACTCACAGTTTTTACCAGCTTCGTCTAGCAACACAAGTCTCCGCAACTCTAATACCTCTTCTTCTGAGTTTGAAAACTTTTTCCAAGCTGTTGTAGAAAGCTGACCAAATAAAACAGCGCCAACTATATGGCTATTAAATAAAACTTTAAAACAAAAACTGGATTTAACTCCGTTGATGCTTTTACTGTAATGATATTTTTCTATAAAACTTTTTATTTCTTTCCTCTCACAAGGTAAAACAGAGAGTTCTTTAGGGAGTATCAAAACTCTGTCTCCGGTGGGTTGGGGTTAGCGCACTCGTGGATGCGTCCTGTAAGCTTATCGTAACGTAGCCAGCAAGCAGGGCCAGTTTCACCAGAGTAACGATTCTTAAGGATACGTACAGTCGTTGTGTTCCTTATGTCCTCATCTGGATTCTGCTGGTCACGCTCCATACCTATGACCATATCAGACAACTGAGCGATACTCTGGCTACCCCGTAAGTCCTGTAGACTGATGCGTCCACCGTCCTCGTGAGCAGTACCAGAGCTACGACGTAGGTGTGACACTAGGAACAAACTGATCCCTGTCTCAGCCACCAGTGTCCGCAGCTTGGTCATTATCTCATCAATGGCTTTCCGTTCATCTCCATTTTCTTGAGAAGAAACGACGATTGATAGGTGGTCGAGGATGATGTACTGACAGTCGCAAGCCTTCGCCATATGCCTGACTCTTGAAAGTAACTCGTCCGCTGATGCTGACCCCCAGTGGTCGAATAGATAGTAACGACCTGATCCCATTGTTGCTTCCCAGTGCGGTCTAAGGTCATCGACAGGTGAATCTTCTTCCAAGTGTAGTCGCCTAGACGATGCCACCGACATGATTCCCAGTGCTGTTGTTGCAACGTCCTCCTCCAGTGCAAGTACACCGATGTTGGATGTAGTTCTTTGCAGTAGATCGTACTCAAGTTCTCGTATAAACTGGGACTTTCCCATACCACTGCCGCTGGTGATAGTGACGAGTTCATATGGCCTGTGCCCCCTTGTTATTTCGTTTAGTCCATCCCAAGGGTAAGGTATGCTCTTCACTTGGCGCTTGGCTACTAGCTTATCCCAAGTCTCAGTTCCAGCCACAATACCGTCAGGTCTGTACACTGCTGAGTCCCAGAATGCCTGTGTAAACTCTTGCACCCTGTTAGCCATGAGCATTTCACTGGCGTCCTTCAGGGGGAGTTTACATATCTTTAACTTGTTAGGACTAAATAAGTCCTTGACCTGCTCTAACGCTAACTCTCCAGCCTTGTCTTGGTCAAAACAAATGACCACGTTATCGTAACCCTCAAGCCACTCTAGGTTCTGCTTGATCTCCTTAGATGCGCTAGAGGCTCCTGTCCGTAGGGAAACCACGTCGTACTTCTGTCCAAACATCTCGTAGACAGACATAGCGTCTAACTCGCCCTCAGTTATCACGAGGTACTTACCTGTGCCTCTGCAATGCTTCTGACCGAACAAGCCTACGTTACTGTGGTTACCTGACGCACTAAATTGCTTTGTCTTTACTACACGCTTCTTAGCGCCTACTACCTCACCAGTGTCCTTGTCAAAGTAAGGGTAGTAGTGTGCATCAATCGTACCGTCAGGAGCGTACTCTACTGTCACTTGGTAACGCTTACACGTACCCTCAGATAGCCTCCTGTCAGGTATGGCAGACACTACGCCACCCATGTATAAGTTACTTGGTGTTGACACTTCCGTTTCTTCTCCTGTGTTTCCGTTTACGTGATAGTTACAATCTGAGGAGAAACAATGGCGGCCACCGTTAGAGTAGACCGCCAAGTTATCCTTACTACCACACTTGGGACATTCCTCGTGGTATAAGAATTTATCACCCATTAGAAGTCGGCCATTCCTTCAGGTGCATCAGCCTCCTCTAGAACCTTGACTGCTTCCAGATACGTAGGCGTACCGTGTACTGGGTGTGCTGGACCCGTCTTGTACTTCAGGCGCACACGTGAGTTATACGGAACCTCTCCGCTGTACTTGTTACCGTCAGCGTCAAACAGTGCGATATCGTACTTCGACTTAAACTTACGCTGTTTGTTGCCTTCGTAGTCCTTGATCTTTACACCGTTTGAAGACAAAGCACTAGCGTCATCCTCTGACATGGTAATGGTAATGCTGTACGCACCAGTAGACTGTCCGTTGTACACGTCGTGTTGCGTGACGTTGCTAAAGTTTACTGTTCCTTCGATAACTTGACTTGACATATGGAATAATCTCCGTTAGTTAATTAACTGTACTCGCAAGTACACCTATAGTATACCACACTCCTCCTCTAATTGCAACCCTCGACAACTTAAGTTTCTAATGTAGTACTAATGTAGTACTACCTTACTTTCTTCTAAAGCTTACTCTTTAGTAATACTTAAGTATATATTATCATAATCCTCCTGTAATTGCAAGACTTCATCTTGTGAAATACTACCTTCATTATCTATTGACTCAGAGTTTTCTAGCTCCCAGTGAGTAGCAATAGAGACTGATAGGCATTCGCTACAGAGGTCGTAGTGTAACCCCCTAACGTCCTTCTTAACTGCCTCTAGATCGTCTAAGATTACGTCACACGCTTTACATCTCATAGTCTTCCCCAAATATCTTATCGTATGCGCTTACTAGCTCGTTGTAACTCATGTCCCTGTACCGTTTTCGTATCACAGTCCTAGCCATAGATACCACCGTTGCAAAGTCTATAAAGTTTAGCTCAAACTCTGATAGATCCTGTATCATCTGCTCTTGCGTTAAATCTGGTTCCATTATTCATCCTCCGATGGTACTGTATCAGTCCAGTGATAGGTTATTGCTATGTACACTGCCAAAGGCACCCACAGAGGTGCAGTGACAAACGCAAACATTACCGCTAATACTCTATACATATCAACCACCTAAAAACATATCTGCTAAAATAAAAACGACTAGTGTTCCGATTACCAAGTATATCACACTGCCTCCTGTCCGTACCATTTCATAGGGATACCTCGTGCGTCCCAATCGTCAGCCTTAAAGTTATAGTATACCTGATAACCTAGTACAGGGTCAACCCTCTTGCACTCATCTGGCATACACTGTGGAGGGTCTACAAAAGGTGACACATCGCTCTGTAAGGCCACAGGAAGCCCACAGAGAGCTTCTAAGTGTTCACGTATAGTCTTATGTACCTTTTGATAACGTCGCTCATACTCGCTCCCAAGGGCTTTCAGGTGGTGCCATGCCCAGACGTAAGCGTTAGCACTAGACCGCACCCAGACCGCTGAAGGGTGATTCTTATGCGTGGCCTTGTACGC